CATCAGCGACCTTTGCCGCCGAATGCTACACGAGTTTTACGATCAGGCGCGAGAACAGGCATCCGTGGATCGTTCTCGCGCATATAGGCATTATCGACGGCTTGCATCTGTGATTCAGCGTGTTTAGCATAATATTTACGCCGCTTGTCCACCGTTTCTTCCGGTGCCTTGCAGAGCAAAAGTCCGCCGACTTCAATTCCACCCTTGTTCGACCAATCCGAATTATGATCACTCATAATTTGTAGTTCTGGATGATCCTCAGATTTAACCGGCTCCCAGCCTTCACGAAAGCGTTTCGACACATTCGTGTTGTCTAGGTTGCCTACCATAGAGGTTCGTATCCACCGGAACACCCAGCCGTCTTGCGGATCAGGATCTGGGAGAATAGATGCGGGCTCCCAAGGCATATCGCGGACCTCGCTTTCACGAGTTTCGAGATTTCTTGGATCCCGTGGAGCACGTTCGTCAGCCATCATGCCCTCTCCTTCATTAGCTGTGCGGCATACTGTTGGAGCGTTATCCCCAACCGTCCTGCGAGTGCGACTTGAGTCGAAGTTAGTTGGACCTTGCGTGGCGCGGCACCATTATTTCTCATGGCTGGCGCAACCACGGGACTCGCCTTACGACGAGTTGCAGGCTCAACAGCTACGGATCCCGAAGATCCCGCGCTGCTGGGACTGAAGTACTCAGGCCATTTCTGCCTCATACGATTATCTATTAATTCATAGTACTCTTGGGTCTCTGGGTCAACACCTTCCCTCTTAACTAATTTCTCATGTAGACCATACGCATGGCTCGTCATTTCCTCATCATCACCAAACCAAGGGTTGTTTTGTTGCCATTCCTTGGCTGCAGGGCTCCCAGAGTCTTCCGCTACCTGCTCCCGCGACGGTTGCTGTTGTCGGGCCTCTTGACGTTGTTCAGACAACACATTTTGCTTCCAGCTTTCTGTAACCCTACCTGACACCGCAGGAGCGGCGACTTCCGCTAACTGTGCGCTAGTGAGGGCTTTCTGTGCCTTGGCAATCTGATCTGATTCCCCAGATTCATGCGCTTGCTTGAAATTAGCTTCGGCTATAGCAACCGCAGCCTCCGCGCCATACTTACTGTGCTGGTTAAGAGCAGACTGCGAATCTTGGACGAGCCTGAGTAGCCGTTGGTTCTCAACTTGGAGAGTCTGTGTGTAGTTCACAGCCTCGCCTGCGAGCCTATCAGACTTGTCCTTTGCCCTTCGCTGTTCGTGGAACTCCCATTTCAGCTTTTTGATGCGTTGTTGTGCGCGGCTCCCATAGCTTGATATTTCCTCGTCCGTTGCCATGCCGTCATCTGGTGACGCAGCCCCTGCAGCGGGACGCCGATCAGCCTCCGGGCGATCATCCACAATCTCAACATCAATTTCCGCAATTTGTGCAGAAGTCGATTCGTCAGAAGGTGGTTCAACGGTTGTCTTTACACCCAAGAACCTATCCTCTTGACTCATGCTCCCGATTTCGTCGCTCATTTTAGGCCCTCTCCACTCCTCTGGGGTCTTCTACGACCGCTTCGACGGTGTCGTCATTGATTAAGCGGAACTCCTTGCCGTGAACTTTCAGTCTGGTGCCACTAAATGCCCGGAAAACCACCCAATCACCGACCTGACAGTACGGCCCATTCGGGAATCTGCCGTAATTGACGTAGGCATCTGACCCCATAGACATCACCCACCCCACAACCGTGGCGATAGACTCCTCGCGTTGGGACTCAGTCGATTTGATGATGCCGCCCTCAGTGGCCTCTTCTATTTCAGGGAGTGCAATTAGAAGTTTATAGCCCTTTGGCTCTGGCAGTTGGGAAGCAAAGTTAACCCCTCCCTTACTCTCATCCCGATAAAAAGGCTTATATTCAGCGTCTTGCAGGGCGACTTCCTGTTCTTTTTCCGATGTTTCTGTTGCGAGTGTAGCCATGTCAGCCTCTCGTTAAATTGTTGCGCCATAGCGGCGAGTTACAGGTTACAACTCCCCCAACTTCTCATCTAATTCTAAAATCTCACGCTCCATCCAAGCCAATCCCTCTATCGTGCCACATATCTTTCGATATTCCTCCATGCTCTGGGCACCACCTATCGCAAGGTGATCTGCCAATCCATTCATGTGTTCTCTGATCTTATTTTTAAGCAACGACAAAGTGCCGTCATTCACGGTCATTGTCCTTTGCCATTTCCCTGCCAAGCTTGATGCCTTCAAGCTCTTGAGAGGACGCGGTTTTCTTTTCGTCCGCATCAGTCTTTATCCCCAACTCCAGTTCCTCCAGTGCGAGTTTCTCCTGTTCCAACTGAAGTTCCGCCGCATCCATTTGTTGGTCACTAGCCAGCTTCTGCTCAAGCAACCCCAGCTTCTGTCGGTTGAATTGCTCTTTGTCAGCAACCTTCTGTTGCTCCAGTTGCTGCTTGGCCGCATCGGCTTGCTGCTTGCGCTGAATGTCCATCTCGCGTAAGCCTAGTTCGCGCTCGCGCTGTTGGATGATCGGATCTTGCTGTTGCGCGGCCTGCTGTGCAGCCTGCGCCTGCTGTTGCTTCCTGCCTGTCATCTGATCCGCTGCATCGGCAACGAGCTTGCTGAGTCTCTTCTCGACATCTTCCGGTAGTGGCTGATCCTCTGGTGGCAGTTCTACGCCAAGCTCTTCTTCGATCTGCTTGCGGAACACGAACGCCAAGTGCTCGCGGAGATGGGAGTCGAGTGCGCCAGATATCGCTTGACCCGCAGGACTGTTCTGCATCTCCTGCGCGATCTGCGGATCATTCTTGAGCGCCATGTGGACACGCATATGTGCGTCATGGTCCTGATACTCATATGCCTTAACAGGGGCCTGTGTAAGCATATCCTGATTTTCGCTGACAGGATTCTTGGGCGGCACTTCGTCCGCGTCCGGTACGACCTTGTCGGCGTTCGGTATACCGATCAATTCCATCATCTGCCTGTGCAGAAGAGGTAGGTCGTACATATTCGGGGCTTGGGCCGCTAATTGCAGGGCGGCTTGATACTGCATGATACGCTGTGCCATGGTGGACGCATTCGGGTCTGAACAGGGCACAACATCAATGCGATCATCAAAGTCCTCAGCCTTAATGCCCTCTCCCTCATCCGTCTCGTATGGATACTCAGGATCCGTATAATCATGGATGATCTTGGCTAAAATCTTGAATTCTTGCTTTAGACTCGCATGAATACGGGCCTGAATCGCGGACTGCACCTTCATTGCCCGCTCCATGATCGCAAGAGTGGTCCCAACGGGAGCCTCTTGGTTCATGTCTCCTACTTTGAGGTCCGCCATCGACGCAAAGCGTCGGCCTTCCTCCACAATGTTACCAAGTAACTGGTAAAGGACCGAAGAAGGTTCCTTATAAGGAAGAAAAGTGATGTTATCTTTGATGACACCACCGGGAACATCGACATCTCTGAATTCTCCGGGCATGATGGGGGTGTCGTCCCCTTTGATTCTGAGTCCACGGGTCTTCAAGCCTCCGGGTAGGTTAGATAAGGTGCCCGCATCAACGAGTTGACGCAGCAGGCTCGTCGCTGATTTTGCGAGTCCGCCGATCATGTGGATCAATCCAAGATTATAGAATCCAATACCGGGAACGTATCCATAATGAACGAAATGTTGTTTCTTGATTTTATGGGGATCGTCTTCAGCCCAGTTCCTGTAAATCGATAGAACTGTGGAACTGCTCTTGTCGATGGTGATGACATAGGGCAATGCCACCCCATCGGGATCTTCAAATCCTGGTATATCTATGTCACAATGCATTTCAAGAAGTTGGTGCCGTTCATTATCGTCCCACGCAGGGCTAACACCACCAATCTCATTGAATTTGCTTGTAATCGGGTTTTCTTCGATGTGGGATGTCGTCAACTCAACGTCACGGTAGAACCCACTCACCTGAAGCTTTTTAACCTGATTCGTGCTTCGGTTCATGACGTGAGTATAACGTTCTGCATGCTCTAATTCGGATTCGTTGTACGACACGACGAAATCCTCTGCCGGAACAAACATCGAAGTCGGTCTGCCCAACGAAGGATCGAAATAGATTTTACGAAACGCCGAACCAGCAAGCGGCAGACTGAACAAAAGCTTTTCGGTTTCAGACCGATATTCGGTCATAACCTCGATAAGCTGGTAATTCATATAGTCCTGAACACGCTTCGCCTGCTTTTCGTGGTCATCGGTCACAATACCCCAAATATGTGTTTTGACCGGACCCTTGGCTGGCATAATTTCTTGGATCGTCTGTGCCTGGAACCTGACAACGGCCTCCGATAGCATCGGATGGAACACACCACAAGCTCCAGCCCACGGGGTGGTACGATCCTCAATCTCCAAGCCTAACTGATCAAGACCTTCTTTATACGTTGTCTCCCAGTCCGAACGACTACTCTTATCGGAATTAAACATCGATACGCAGTCTTTTGCCAATGTACGAAGCTCATTGTCTTCGATATGATCGGCTAGATTGGAATCAAATTCTTCGGTTCCGGCACCCATGAGATCTGCCATGGGATCGAAGTCGATCTCAACACCGCCGTCTTCCAATTCGGTAATCAGAGAATCGCCAATAGGCATCTCCTCTTCCGCTACAAGGAGCCCTTCTGGACCCATCTCGAAATCGTCTTGGTCGAGTAACCCGCTAAGGGGTTTGTCTATCGGCATCTAATTACTCCAGCCTGTCATGGGATAGCCCCATAATGTCAACCTTCTCTTTGATCTCGTTAATCATGTCCTCCAGATACGTCAACCGCAGATTCTGCTCCGCATCATCCGGCAATGAGCCCAACTCACCTCGCGGCCATAGCGTCCGAAACTCCGAATTCTGCTCGACACTGATCGTCAACAAATCGGAATTATGCTCCAGAAAATTCAGACGCTCAGTGATATTGAAATAGCCCATGACCGCGACACCAGTGGCAAACACGAGCGCAATGAGATTGCGTACCGGGATCGTGATCTCGCTAGA